TCCAAGCCATGTCAGGCACTCTTCATACATGTAGTTTCAGCCATGCGCTTCCAATTGCCTTCAAAACTCCGGCGCAAGTCTGCAATCTTCAGGGCCATACGCAAGCTCATTTCACGCAAACGATTTTGATTTGCTTCCATAAACTCAACAATCTCGTCTTGCACACAGGGTTCAAAATCATAGTCCGCAAACAGCACGCCGTCTTTGGCAATTTGTTTGATACGCAGGACCTTGTCACGCATGGTGTCAAGTGTCAAGTCCAAGTAGTGACAGCGACTTTGCAGTGCATCCAAGTGATCACGCAATTTTTGCGACTTCATGCCATCAAACTTCAAGTTGGTGATAAAGATCACACTGCCTTTGAACTCAAAACGATCTGGGATGCCTTCGCGGCGCAGAGCACTGGATTCACTCAACCATGAAATGGTACGCTTTTTACCTGAGTCCAAGGCACCCTTCAACAAGTTCAAGGCCACGTCGTCAAGCAAAATGCTGTCACAGTCATCAAACACCAACACACAATTGGTGTCTGAGTATTTGTACAGGGTTTGGTACAAGCCAATGGGTGTTGCACTACCTTTGACAACTTCGGCACGGAGACGCTTGCCTGCCAATTTGTCAAACAGGGTGGCTTTTTCGATCTCTTGCTCAACGCCAAACGATTTGCCAACTCCGGGTGGACCCGACACAATCATGGCACGGATGTCACCATTGACACAGGCCTTGGTCATTTCATGCAAGATGTCAAACCGTTCACGAATACGTGTCATTATTTGTTCTTCGGTTTCAGCTTCTGCCTTGGGGGCAACAAATGCCACTGTATTTTCTTTGCTCACTGCATCTCCATTGACATACTCGATGTCGCTAATGTTATTGACTTTGATACGAACTACATCAAACTCGGGACCAAAATAGCCTGCACTTTGCACAGTCACAAAGCCGCCTTTGGCACCAGTTTGAAAACCTTTTACAAGATTGAATGTTGCATTCTTAACTGGGTTGTTGCGATACACACCATTAATCACTCGAATTGCACTCATTGTTGGCTCCTTTGAAATGCGTTGTTGTTTACTGTTTATATGTCTATTATAGCAAATCGTGAATTATTGGTCAACCGGGGCAAACATCTCTTGGCCTAGTTGCATAAAAACAACAAACGCCTTCATTGTGTTCTCGCCGTACATCATGCGACCATGTTTTTGAATGTCTTGCAGTGTTTCCAACAGGCCCATGCCCTGAAAGTCTGCTTCATTTTGTATTTGTTTGATTGCTGTTTCAATCTTCATTGCTGGCTCCTTTTTGCTTTGTATGCCATTATTATAGCATTTTGGGAATTATTGGTCAAGTACTACAAAAGTATTACTTTTTGAACTGCTCAAAGAAACGGGTATTTATTTCGTCCATTTCTGCTTGCTCCACGTAGAAGTCGGTAGTGGGATCGTAGTACTGGCCCTCTCGGTTGTCATAATACAACACACGACCTGAGAAGTTGAACGGACCTTCCAAGCCCTGGCGTGGGCCATACTTGTTGCGCATCTCGTCAAGGGTGTCAACTACACGATATCCCAAGGCCGGCTCCTGTTTGTTTTCAAGCCACTAGTATAGCACAATGATAATTATTGGTCAAGTACTACCAAAGTATTACATTATCGCCAGAATCTCTGTACTAATAAGTTAGTATTACATTGATGAGGCTTGGGTTGACCGTGGAATACCACAATGCTGGTTGACGGTGCCAATTCAGGTTCAGTGCCAGGCTGTCTTGCACGCCTAGTTACAAAATCATAACCACCGTCGGCCACTTGCCAACGCCAGCTTTGCAAATATTTTTGATCAAAATATCTTACTTCTGTAGGCGGTAATACCGAGTATAGATAATCTTGATCGCCCGGGTACCTACGCACAGTTTGGTCAATGTCTTGTGCATTGAATTTTTGCCAAACATGGTGATACTGATCAGTGTTCCACCACATCACACTGCTGTTCATACCACTGTGTGTGGGCCGTTGCAGATATCTAAAGTCACGTATGGTCCAAAAATGGTCGGTTGGCAATTCCACCAACCACTGCAGGTCTGCTGTTATCATACAGTCAAGATCAAAATACAACATGTCACCATGAAAATGCTCGCTGTTGAACAGTTGCATTTTGTACCACCATGATCGTCTGGGACCACTCACGCCTGGCCATTCTGTCAGTGCGTGTTTGATCATGTGAGGTGGTACTGCTCTACTGGCTTCTGTGTACACATGCAAACGTATGCCGCCCTGCAAATTGCGTGAGAGCATGTTGTACAATTTGTCAACGTACTGCCAGTCATATCCTGTGCCATGAATCACACAGGCGCAGTCGGTCACTGAGTCAGTGCGGGCTCGATTCTTTTTAGCCATAATCCTTGTCTTAGTTCTTCTACTGTGTATTCAGTGTGGCATATTTTGGTAAGCCATGTTTGTCTATCTATTAGATAAGGTTGTTCAATGTCAGGCATACCCACTGCCACAGGATATGCCAGGCTGCTGTGAGCAACAATGGGTCTACAACCTGCAATGCCTGCTTGTATGCCCGGCCCTGAATTGTGATTCACCACTGCATGGCAGTTGAAGTGCATGTCAAAACTGTCGTAGGTATTGGCCACAGGTCTAGCAACTTCCATTGAAGTATTCGCAGGCATGTATGGCATGTGTAATGGGCTACGCGGATGTGCTCGTATCAATATGGGACGATCAGTTGAGTTGCGTAACTGTTGAATCTGCATCAACACCCACGATTCCATGCTGCCTATATCAGCAACTTGTAGGCTGTTTCGGTGCTGTGCGGCAATGATGATTTCCGGCCCAGGATTGACCTGGTTGGCTAGACTTATTTGCAGCTTTCTAGGACGATCCCAATCCAGATCTTGTTCGTGTCCGTAGAAACCATCCCTGGTAATGTGATTCACTGCCAGTTTCCAAGTGGTGCCGCGATACAATGCACCAATATCTATCACAATCACTGGCTTTCCTTGACTGCGATAGTGTTCGTATACTGCTTGGTTTGGCTTCATTCTGCCATGCCACAGCACTGACCAAATCACTGCGGCGTCGGCAGTCTGTGAGTTTTCTTGTGTTTGTATGCCCGCGGCTTGGCAGCAGTCCAAGAAAGCACTCATCACAGGTCGGCTGTTCAATGCACACTGGGCAGGAAAATAGGCTATGCTTTTTATCACTGTAAATAACGGATGAAATATTGTGTAGTTACCACTTTCAATGCCGAAGGCTACAAGACTTATGGCTCACGCATGATTGATACTTTTTTGCAAACATGGCCCCGAGACATACCACTCAAGGTGTATGCCGAAGGTTGCGCGGTGAGACAACAATCGCCCAATCTGCAGGTGCTGGACTTGGAAGGTGTGAGTTCTGAGCTTGTAGCGTTCAAAAATCAATGGCGCAATGTGCCCAAGGCCAATGGAGACATTGGACCAGGCAGTGAACGCAAAGCATACAAGTGGCAAGCTGTGCGTTTTGCTCACAAAGTGTATGCCATATTCCATGCTGCTCGTACATTTGATACTGAATGGTTGATCTGGATGGATGCTGACATGGTGTGCCACAGCCCAATCACTGCACAACGTGTGGCTGAATTTTTTCCAGATTCAAAGCATCTTTGTTACGCCGGACGTAGCAACAAATTCACCGAGTGTGGATTATACGGCATGCATCTAACCGAACCTGGTGTACGAAATTTCTTGACAGAGTTTCAACGCATGTACGACGATGCTGAAAACGGTATCTTTACCCTGCCAGAATGGCATGATAGTTATGTGTTTGACGCAGTCAAAGCCCGTAGTGGCTTGGCTGAGCTCAATTGGTCAGCTGGCCTGATCAATGGTGAAGGCCATCCCTTGATCAACTGTGAATGGGGTGCGTATATTGATCATTTAAAAGGCAAACGCAAAGGCGATGGACGTAGCAAACTCAAAGACCTTGTGGTACAGAGAAAAGAAAAATATTGGCGATGATATTTTTGAGCAAAAATGGTGATGATGAATACATTGACATGTATGCCAAAGGACTAGGACACAAGCCAACGCCGCTGGAAACCTGGCGCTATGAGGACAGTGACGAACCACTCATGCTACGTGGCATAATGAAACACAAGATCATCAAACAGTGTTGGGCGGACAAAAGACCATTTAGATACATGGACTCAGGTTACCTTGGCAATCGTCCCAGTTACAAAAATCCACATGGTTGGAAACACTGGCATAGAATTGTACCCAACAACTTGCAACACGATCAAGTTATTCCACGTCCCAGTGATCGTTGGAACCAACTGGGCCTAGAAGTGGCCAATCGTCGGCGCGGCAGCACAATACTGATTGTTGCTCCAGATGAAAAGCCTTGTAAATTTTACGATATAGAACTGGACACCTGGCTGGCTGAAACTGTTGCCACTATCAAGCAATACACAGATAGGCCCATCATCATACGTGAACGCAACCGAAGTCGTACTGATAGAAAAGTCAATCGTGTGGAGCATGCATTGGATGATGTGCATGCTGTGGTAACATTCAACTCAATCGCAGGCACCGAAGCCATTCTGGCAGGTGTTCCTGTGTTTGCATTGGCGCCATCAAATGCTGCTAGGCCGGTGAGTAATACAGACTTGACACTCATCGACAATCCATGGTGGCCTGATCGTGATCAAATCTTGGCCTGGGCATATCACTTGGCCTATGGTCAGTTTCATATAGATGAATTCAAAAACGGCTCAGCAGAACGTATATTAAGACAAACAGAGGAGATGCATAGTGCATGAATATCAAGGGTGGTGGTTCCCTGACACTGAATCACATTTTCCAAAGATGCTGAAGAAAAGCACGGACAAAGGCGGACCTGCTGAATATCAATACCAAGTACGTGATCGCAGCATGACACATGCCAAACGGCGTGGTGTTGCCTTGGACATTGGTGCCAATGTGGGCTTGTGGAGTCGCAGTTTGTGTAAAAACTTTCGCACTGTGTTGGCGTTTGAGCCAGTGGCCATGTTTAGAGAATGTTTGCTCCGCAATGTTACTGCCCCTAATCTACAGGTCAAAGACTTTGCACTGGGTGACAAACGCACACGGGCCACCATGATCATCACCGAAGGCAACACTGGCCACACACACATTGATCCGGCTACGTTGGGGCAAGGCGAAACTGAAGTGTACACACTGGATGACTTGGATCTAGATGAAGTAGACTATATCAAAATGGACTGTGAAGGCTTTGAGTATCGCATCTTGCAAGGTGCTGAACAAACCATTCGACGATGTCGTCCTGTTGTGGTGGTAGAACAAAAACCACATGATGCATATAGTAGTCAATACGGACAACATGCTGCCATTGAACTCATGCGGTCATGGGGCATGGTTAGATTGGATCAAGTCAAAGACGATTGGATCATGGGTTGGCAATAAAATACGCTTGGTGCTCAGCCATCAAAGGCGACTTTGAATCGTGGAGTTTACGGCCCTGGCAACGTCATGGTCTTAAAACATTTGATCACATGCATCAGATACCTGAGGACCATGTGCTGGTTGTGAGTCACTTTGCACCTTGGTGGAGTCCACTAAAAGAATGGATTGCAGCCGGGCGCCCTTGGATTGAAATTGAATATGGGTATTGGGGTCTGGACACACCTAGACGTGCCACACGCAGGGTAACCTACTGTGGGCATCACAACATGCACATACGACCAAGGCCGTACAGTCGATCCAATTTGTTTGCACAGCCAGTTCAAGCAGGATGGCAACATCGCACCGGCGACTATGTGTTGGTGCCCATGCCCATAAACGAAATACTGTTGCAACGTCGAGGCATCACCACTCCCGAATGGTGTTCTGAAATTGAAACAGCAATAAAAAAATCATGGGCTGGTCCCATAGTATGGCGGCCCAAAGCTGGCAGCAAAGCAACTAGATTCCAAAAGTTTCGAGAACAACTTGATCATGCCCATGCAGTTGTTGGTGAGCGCACCATGGCCTGTGTGGAATCGGTGTTGTTAGGAGTTCCAGCTTATACTGTGGACGCATCAGTGACCACTTTGCTCATGGGGGGCATAGAAAATTTAGCCAATATTCAGTACCCTGACAGAACAGATTGGTGGGACCATATTGCTTGGAGTCAATTTCACATTGATGAGTTTGTCAATGGCACAGTTGCAGAACTTGTTGAATTATACCAAATACGGTAAAAATTTTTGATATATGCGACCAGTCACAGCATCTTCATCGCTCCAGTGAGCTGCTGACAGATCCCAAATCCACTGATTTCTATCAAATGAATCAGGAGTTTCTATTTTGCTGACATCCTTGTTGGCCACTGCCCAGGCCACACAACTGGCATCATCTACAAACACTGGTATACCTTCACACACCGCTGCAACTGATGCAGAACTGTTGAAAAACACCGCGGCTTGCGCTCCTTGAAGATTGTCAATCAATTTTGATTGTTCAGGATGCAGCAACACTGTGCC